TTTTTTTTTTGTCTTGAGGAAACCGTACGTAACGGTGAAAAACCATCAAGGAAATTGATCAATGAATTGTGGTCAGCTTCAGAAATAACCTGACGCTCATCCGAACGGGAGTCCAGCGGCTTGGTCAGGGCAGTCTACAGCAAGCAAACGGTCCCTTACTGAGGAGTCCAGGTACTTAGCGTGCCTGGAATTCCTTATCGTGAAGTTACTTGAGACACCGGCGTGAGCCATTATTCCAAGTACCACTTGACCTAGGCACTTAGAGATCTCATCCCAAGTTAGATTATAGACCGCCAGACAATGAGTGGTTATCTCATCATCCGACAGCCTCGCACTCGACGCTATTGCCTGGCGTATGGTGTCAGGGTCACTGACGCTTTTCACCGCCTTATTGGCATTGTCGATCCAGGGCCGCTTTGAGAGCTTGTAGGCCTGCTGGACCAAAACCTCCGGGATATTAGGAACCGACTTACACTCGTAGGCTGCGGACATGAGCTTTCCAGCCATGTAATCGTTGTCCGGGACCGATTCGTTAGCATTCGCACGAATCGGGAGCCTTTCTATAAGTCGACCCCATTTGGGGACTGCTGCCGCTTTGGTAGCTTTGACCACAAACCTCTTCTGTAGGTAGGAGGCTGCCTCCTGAGTAGGGAACTCAGTCTTGACAACCATCCCGGAGGATGCGGCCACCGCGGCGTATGATGCAGCAACCAATTCGGTCTTGGTGCTGAAATCGCTGTCATGGACAGCAGTCAACTCGTCGTCTCCCAGTATAAAACTGGTGCTGCTCTTGATGCCCGCATCAGAGAGGGCCGCCAATTTGGTGCACGCGTTCACAAAGGTGTTCCCAGTGGCAGTGTTGCACTCGCCGCTGAGACGCTGACCCTTTATCTTCAGCATGAGACCAATCTTTGTAAAGACGGTCCACTCGGTGGATTTGGCCACCAGGGAACAGTACCACTTGGGAGCTCCAAGTTTGAGGTAGAAACCAGCCTCGTACTTCCTGAAATCAGGGGGCTGGGTCGCGTCGTTGTTCGAGAAGTCGCCTTCAATGTACTTCCCGGGATTCTCAGCCACCAGTGCCGCGATAGCATCTGGTGTGAGTCCTGCCGTGTAGACAATACGGTTTCCCGTATTGTTTTCATTGGACAGGGATAGCATGGATGCCATCCTCTTTGAGAGCTCGTTGGTTACGGCTCCCATAAGTAGGTTTGAGGCATCCGTGCCATCATAGACCACACGAGGCATTGCCCCGCTGGGTTTGTTAAGAATCTCCAGCTTGGAGATAATCGTCTTTGTACTGACTGAGTAGTCGTACAACGGCATGGCTGCCGCCTCTTCCATCCTCTCAACCTTACGGGGAGTAAGGGTTCGGAGCCAGTTCTGGAGGAACGACTCGTCTACTTCGATGGTAGGGAGGGGTGGCGTTTTAGCCAGAAGGGCATAATACCCGCGCTTAAAAGAGTCCCCAGCGAGGACGAGAGGGATGTGATCCGCTCGTTTTTTGATAGCGGCCAGCGTTGACATTGCGTCACTAGCCACCACAACTGGTGGATTAGGCACGGGAGTACCCTTGAGGACTATGCCTCGCTGTCCTTCTTGGCCCACTTTGACAGCTGTAAGTTTTGCCTTGACGTTTTTCAGGGCGACAGGGGGGAAGGTTTGTGGGACATCCCTCTTGTCATAGGATTCATTGGTGCGAACTTTCTTGATGTTCGGTG